GCTTCGATTAGCGACCCGTTTGGAATCTCAAACTCGGCTTCGATTTCTCCGGCAACCTTCCGCTCCTTCGCGCGCTGCCGCAGGATTTCGCGCCAGTCTTCACCGAGCGCGCCGCAGATGCCTTCGAGCGTTAGCCAGCCGGCGCGGTATTCGTTAATCAGCGCAGCGGAGTTGCGGCCCACGTCCACGTTGACGGAGCGAGGCGGGCGCACGGTGACGCGGAGGAAATCAGCGGGCGGGTCGCCGAGGTTGTTGGCGTTTGAATAGACTGCCCACTCCATGCACCAGCGGTAGATGCTCTCGAAAGCGGAGGCCAAGACGGCGCTGCGGCTGCGGAAGAAAACAGCCGCGGTGTCGAGGTCGGCGCGCGTAACGGTGCCTTGCAATGAGAACGGCATCACCAGCAGCTTGGAGATGCCAACGCCCGCGCAAATCTTGCTTAGGACGTAATCCCAATGCGCTTGGTCCGCGATGCTCGGCGTGTCGCTGCGATTTTGCTCAAGCGTCTCGTCAGTGCGGATGGCAATTGTTCGCCCGCCGCCGGACGCCTTGCGGATGTAGTCGGTCCGCGTTTCGAGCGTCTCGACGTTGGCGTTGGTCGCCCGATTGATCGTAAACCGTTGCGCTTCCAAGCCGTTGGCTGGCAGTTCTCCGGTCTTGGTCTTGAATACGTTGGTGATGTCCGCGGCATCCTTGCTCTTCCGCATTTGCAGCATCTGGAGATCGTCCAAATCATGCAGGTCATTGAGCACTGGATAAAGCATCGGCAGCCCGCGGTATTGGCCGGCGCGCGAAGGCTCAAAAATGTGAATGATGTTAGGCGCCTCGATGCGCTCAAACTTGTCGCCCTCGAATGAAGTGCGGACGTGATACGCAACGGGCCGGCCCTTGGCGTTTAGCTCGATGCCGTCAATGACCGTAACGCCCTTCGCAATGTTGCCCGGCGTAGCGACGCGATGGGATTCGATTAGTTGAACCCGCGGACGCCGAATGGTTCGCCCATTGACCGTGACTTCCTCGCCGTAGGTCTTGAGCAGGAACACTTCCCCGTCAATGAACCACAGCCGGGCGCAGAGGCTTTGCAGGGAGCCGAACGGGTGCAGGCTGGCTATATCACAGACACGCTCCCAACCGGTCCACCAATCGCGGGCGCGGGTGTTCCATTCCTCGTCGGAACTCGCCGGGATGAATTGCAGCCCGTTGGCGCCAACCGTGAACTGCTCAAACAGGTCGGCCAGCCGGTTGACGATGCCGCTGTTGCGCTCGAAATAGCGGGCCTTGCGGACGATTTCCAACCGCGTGGCTTGGTCGGCATCGAAGCGCGCATCGCGGACGAAGCCGGGCACGTCGCTTCGGGCCGCGTCGTAACGCTGCCCCGCTTCGTAGCGGTTGGTAATCACCGCCCATGCTGCCGCCATGCGAGCGCGTAGGTTCATGCCTCGGTGATTGTGACGGGTTTGCCGTGGCCAAGGCGGAGGCCGATGAAGTCAGTGCGGGATTCGGTCACGGGTTGTAACCGCGACTTCATCTCCGTGAAGATTTGCGCGTCAGTCGGCGACGTGATGCCGGCGGAAATCAGGGCGGTGGAGCAGGTGTCAAAGAGGTCGAACAAGTCTGATACGAGTTCGCCAATCTCCACCGGAGTCAGTCCACCGCTAGACGGGAGCATGAATTGAACAGTCCGCCCGGCGGCCCCGGTGGCGATGATGACCTTGCCGGTCTTGGTGGCGGCGTAATTGACGCCGACCGCCGCGGTCAAAGCAGCTTCAAAGCCAAGGCCAAGCCTAGTCGCCTCTGCGTAGAGGCCACGAAGGAACAGACGCCGGAAGGCTGTGGTTGCTGCCACGAACCAACTGCGCGGTCATTGCACGTGTAATACAATGCGCGCGTTGCCGAATGTTCACGATTTCGCGGGATTGGTGGGCTTCGCCTTGCGCGTCGGGTTTGGATTGTCCGCCAACCATGTCAACGCCGCGGCAAGCGTGGCCCGCTTTCCCGGCATCGGGAACCCTGCCTTCCGCATGGCGTAAACGTAGTCCAGCGACCGCTTGAGCGCGGCGGCGAGTTCCTTGGATGTTAGGAGTTCGGTCATGCTTTTGCCTGTTCACTGACACCAATCAAACCCGCCTGCCATGCGACCGCGATTTGGTAGCGTTCGCAGTCCCACAGATGCTCGCCGTCCCGTCCGACGGTAATCCATTCGGTTTGCATCTGGCCGGTCTTTGGATTTGGACGGGTGCGCCGCACGCGCGCGGCAATCTGTCGGCGGTGATCCTCTGGCGTGTCGCGGGCAATCGTCCAACCCTCCGCCTTACCGCTGCGGAAAAGGTCCATGCTGTCGGCGGTCATTCCTTCGCTTACGAGATAGAGTGCGCAACTAGTGACCACGGATCCATGTTCAAGCCGGAGCGGATAGCCGCGGCCATTGGCTTCCTTCACCGGAACGCGGACGTTCTTTTCGTCCTCACCTTCGCCGACCTTGAGCAGGTAGCCGCCGGCCGCTTCCTCACCTTTGATGGCGGTCCAATCCCAACGGCAGCACGCCGAATAGACGCGATCCGTGAACCCGCTGGAATCGACAATCACGAACTCGCTGCGGACGGCGCTGCGGTTTTGCAGGTCGCGGATTTCGTCCCACGTTTCCAGCCGTCCCGCCCACACCAAGCGCGAGCGTCCATCGGCAGCCCATGCCCGGACCACGCCCCAGAAGTGGGCTTGCTGAACGTCCACCGTGAGGAATCGCGCAACCTCATCGGGCCACGGGTCGCCCATGTTGTAATCGCTCTCGCGGGTGCCCACGACATCGTTGGCGGGTTCGTCCTTCCATGCCTTCGCAAACCGCTTCTGGGTGACTTCGCGCATGAGTTCCATCGTGCCGCGGCGGATGGCTTCCTTGGCTTGCAAGAGTTCAACGGCAATCTGCGGGAGGATGCGGAAGTCGGAAACCATGGCCGACCAAGAGAACGAAGCGACGCCGGGATTGGCGTCGGCGCTCGGTGTGGAGTAGCAGCCGTGGCGGTTCAACATCACGGCGTTGGCGTCTGTCGGTTGGTAGCGGCGCTGGCAGTGTGGGCACTCGTATTCGGTTGTCCCGATGACGATGCGGTAATCCCACGTCCCGTCCTTGCGCCGCGCGTCGGTTGACCACTTCACGCCGCCGGGCGCGTCCTTGCGGCCAAAGGTGAACTGTGGAACGTGGTGGCCGTGGCAGGCTTCGCATCTGAATTGCCATTCCTCGCGGGTGCCGTCTTTCCACCCTTGGTCCGTCTCGTCGCCGTCGAGTGATCCCGTCGATATGTCAATGACCTTGCGGTTGTGCGCAAAGCGGGTTGTCCGCTTGTGCATCTGCGTCAGAATGCCCGGTTTCCAAAGCCACGTTTCGTCATTGATGAGGTATCGAAGGTGCTTCATCTGCGCGTTGCCTTCGTTCGCGGCCTGAATGATCAGGCTCATGTGCGGGAACAGAATCGCGTTCGTCCGTTTCTTGTGCCGGTTCTGCGGGAACCACTTGGCAACCTCGGGACAGCTTTCGAGGAAGCGTTGAATGCGCGTTTCGGAAAACTCTTTCGCGTCTTCCTCGGTCGGCGCATTCCATGCCACCGGCCCCGGCGCCCTTGCAATCAGCCACGACAGGAACAACTCCGCCAGCGTGCTCTTGCCGCCGGCAGCCGCGGCCACGATGACGATGCGCCAAAGGTCGTCTTGCCGCATGGCTTCCATCGGGCGTATCAGCCACGGCATCAACTCTGGATTGAATCGCCCTTCATACGGCGACCACGAACCGAAGGTGACGTTGCGCGCGGCCCATTGGTGAATGGATTCGTCGGGCGGCATCTGCCACGCCTCGGCAAAGTGTGGGGCGAGGGTGAAGCTCATTCCGCTTTTCCTAGGATGCCGCACACTTCAACGAGCGCGGCTTTGTTGTGTCTCAAAATCTCCTTTGCATCCTGGCCGGCGCACCGGGCGGGAAGCTCAACCTCAAGCAACCGCTGAAGCACGGCGCGCGCCTTGGCGTTCCATTCGCGGACTTGCTCAGTGACGGCGACCTTTTCCACCAGTTCGCCAGCCTCCCGGTCATGCTCCATTTTCGCACGCTTCGCCTGCCACTTCTTTAGCTCTTTTCCCCAATCGTTAACGGTATCGGTTTCGGTTGCGTCGCCGGAACGGAATAACCAACGCAAGAGCTTTTCGAGGTCAACCCGGCCGGACCCGTGAAAGGCTGAGCACCCGCCTTTCTTAGCAGCCTTCAGGACAT